TCGTGATACATCAGCAATCAAAACATATTCATGACCTTCTATAGGCTTTATATATTGAATAGTATTTTCTTGTTCAGCAATAGGCCTATCATAAGCTAAAGCTTTTAATTTAGATCCATCGATCAAAGTCCCCGATGAACCTAAGAATTCGCAACAATATTCTTGTTTAAATTTTTGTTCGTCGTAATCCAGTGCAGCTAAAGTTTCTTCTTTCCACTTTTCATCCCTACCTGGAACATCATACCACATAACTTCTTCGTATTGATAACCGTTTGTTTCTTCCCTTGCACCTTTACAAGTCTTCCAAAAGTGGTTAAGACCATTAGGTGTAGAAGTCATTAAAAGCTTTGTTGACTCACCAGACGAAATAGTAGGATAAACAGATGCGAAAAATTCGTCGTACCCTTCAATAAATGCAACCTCATCGAGATATAGAAAATTAACAGACTTACCACGAATTGCTGATGACGATGTCGTTCCCGCCAAAACTTGGCAACCATTTTCAAGTGCAATGTTTCCTTTGTTCCATTCTTCTACCCCTTGCTGTAGCCATTTTGGTAAAGCCTCATATGCTAACTTAATTCTTGAAAGGACCTCTCTTGACGCGTCTCCTTTATTAGCCAAAATAGCTACAGTTTTAAATTCGTTAAATAGTATATAATGAAGAATAATAGCGGCCGCTGTTGTAGTTTTACCTGACTGACGTGCTGTCAATACTGCAACGCGTCTATTTTCTGTGATTTTTTTAGTTATATTTTCTTGGTATCCATACATCTCAAAAGGAACAAGTCCTCTATCGACATGAACAATTTTAATATATTTTTTTGCAAAATAAACCGGATCTTCAGCACATTTCATAAACTCTTGTAGAATTTCTGGAGACCATTCAATACCTTCACCAATTCTTTTTAAATTTAAATTACCAAGATAGCCTTTCTCAAGCATCGTTTGAGTCACCTTTAATCATTTTAAGCAAATCTGCAGTTGAAAGAATAAGATTATTGTTTGTAACGTTGGTCTCTGATTGTGCTGCGGGTTTTTCTTCTTGAGCATATTTCTTTTTAGTAGATATATCAACATAATCTTTGTTAGCGTCTAGTAAAGTTTTCATTAAAGTAGATACAACTTCAAAAGCTCGTGGTGACTCAGATTGTTTTGCAATTTCAACCATTTCTTTTACAGCATCATCACCGAGCTCAATGATGTTTTTAACATTGGCTCTTGCTAGTTGTAAATCATTAAGGTTTTCATCTTCTTCTGAAACTTCAACAGGTAGATTTTTTTCTATCTGTTCGATTTCTGTAGACTCAACTTGCTGAACACTTTTTATTTCTTCATTTAATTCTGAAAGCGGAGTTAGACCTAGCGCTTTAGAAATCTTATCTTGACTCATTTTAAACTCACTAATCTATTTCGGAAATTACCTTAATGACTCCCCAGTTATCGTCAAATTCTATTGTGCTATATGCTACACTATTATTCGCGTCTGTTGTTGGCTCACCGTTTGCTGTTAAGCCTGGTTGAATAGTCATTTCTTCTACAAAATCGCTTTCGAGATTTGCATCTAATCTATCTGCAAAGTCTATATCAATAAACTTAATAACTTTCTTTTCTCTTTCAGGACCAAAGTACCAACCTTTTAAAGTAAAGGTAAGAGTGTATAGTACCATGCTTCTTTCGTCAAATGCACCTTCGTATATTTCTTCATTAGACACGCTGTTAAGTATAATAGGAATATCAATAGGGTCTAAGCCCGGTATTAAATTAACTGTAGTAGTCCAATCTGGTTGGAAGAAAGGTAAAATTTGTTCTACAATACTCGTTGCATCTTGCTGATACTTAGTCATAATATATAATGACATATCAAGATTATAAGGAGCACCGGCGTATGTAAAAGGTCTACCGCCATTTTCATTAATAGCAGACTTTCTTATTTTTTGAGTAGTACCAATTTTTCTATCCGGATCGTATATCATTGAATTGATTTCAAACGACATTCGCGGTAAGTTAAGAGCAGACTTTCTATTTAAGTTTGGATCTTGTTGAATGCGAGCTAAAAACTTTTGGAACGGACCATAGGCTAACGGTACAATCTGAGACTGTATTACTGTTCCGTTATTATCGCTTCTTTGAATTTGTATTTGATTGAAAATAGTTCCAAACAGTGCTACATATTTGCGAGTAGTTTCGTTGTTAAAATAATTTGCAATTGCCATACTAGTCGCCTATACTAATTGTTTCGCTAAATGGATCTACCTCTGAGAAGTCTATAATATCATCAGCTTCACTTTCAAAGAATACATTCTTAGCCCCAGGATCTGTATTAGCAACTTGAGTAAGAGTAGTAGCAAGCATTGGATTAGTGTTAGCGGTATCACCAAAGAACGTGTCGATATTATCGCGGCCAGTAAGAAAGCGTTCGCCAGAATATTCAAACAATTCACACTTTAAGTCATAGACTTGAAGAGCACCGGTTTGATAGAAAACACTTTCATGTTCTACGTGAGTAATCTTAAACATTTTTTCATTGAGCGGGAAGTAAATAAGATCACCTTCAAAAGGTCTCTTCCTATTAATATCATTCCTCGATACAAATCTTTCAAATGTTCTATGAGCTACAGTTAAAGTTACTGTATCTCTAATTTCTAAACCAAACCTACTGAGAAAATCACCTTCACCTTCAAAGCCATCAACGTTTTTAACGTAAGCTTCAAAGTCCCAAGTAACATCAAAAATAGACAAGTCATCTTCATTAAGAATTTTATCTTCAGCACCTAATGTTCGGCTAATATAGATAATGTCAACGCCATAAATTTGAATTGACTCAATAACTAAATCGTCAATTAAATTTTGTTCATATATATTATCATAGTTTTGAAAAAACTTATTAGTGGCCATGATTTATCCAATAAAGTTATATGTAAGAGGTTGGAGACTTGTTAGCGCTTCTTCTTCCATTCGTTGACGTTCTTCTCTGGCCTCTTGTAGTATTTGCTCGCCGTTAAATGAAACACCTCCTACAAGTTGCATGTTATTAAACTTGGTTAGGTTTGCTCCCCAGTTTTCTTTTACTAAAACTGTTGCATAGTTTTGTAACCAACGATCATTCCATACATCTGAATATGTATCTCCATCAACCACGTCGTAAGCTTCGATAATTATATATTGTCCTTCTATTAAAGAACCTGGACTACGATCAATAAACAATTTGTTTACGTGCTTGTTATACCTAATCATAGGCTTTCCTACAAGAACTTCTTGCATAAACTCGATATGTTGCATAGACATATAATAGTTTTGAACATTATAACTTGTCATATCTTGAATGTTATTTAAAACAAATTGATATGTTACGTTAAACATTCCAGTTGAAGTTGTTATGGAAGAACTAAAAGGAAATATCCCTTGGATGCCCAAAATGTTCTGAGGCAATGTAAGGTATCCGTTAGTAACGTCATCTGCTGTTAATTGATGTTTTAAATAGACTAATTGAGAACCATTGTAGTGGTAATCTCTCCAAAAAGAAATTGCCTCGTCTACACGATCTTCTACTTGTTCGTCAGAGACGTTGATCTGAATTACCGGAGATCCAAGTTTTCTTAGTATATAATCTTTAAAAGTAGCTCTTGTGTTTGGCGCTGCCATGTCTCTATCCTAAGTTTACTGGGTTTGTACTTATTTATACGAAACCGGCAATTGGTTTAGCGTCTTTCAATATCTTCTTCTGATAATACATCACCCATCCAAACTTCAATTACTTTGACTGGATTTTTACCTACATTAATTGCTTTGTGCCATGTTTTAACAGGAATGTCAATGCTATCTCCAGTAGAATAAATCTTAGATGTTTTGTATCCATTTTGAAACTCAAGACTCATTTCAAGTTTACCATCTACGATATGCCAATGTTCAGAACGAACAAAATGTCTTTGGTCTGATAAAGATTTTTTAACATCAATAGATAGTTCTTTAACTTTCCAATGACCGTTATTATCAAGATTTCTGTATTTACCCCACAGTCTTTGAACTTCTGGCTTATCCCAATTTTCTAACAACCATGAAGAGCTATTCTTTTTATTATTTCCTCCGACACCAAAAACAAAACCTATTCTACCTTCTTCAACGAGTTCTTTAGCGTACTCAACTTCAGGTGTTGTACCCTTTTGACGATCGCCTCCGTTTGCAAATATAATCTCAGAATCTGGAAATTCTTTTCGTATTTGTTTTATGGCACCAACAGCAGTATCATCACTGTCATCAAATTCAAACACGTTATCAACTACTTCAAGCGCTTTTAAAATTGCTTTTCGTTCTGACATTGGCATGAAAGGTCGTCCTTTTTTACGAGTCAGCCAATCATCACTATTGGCACCAACCATCAACTTATCGCCTAATTTACTAGCATCTTTAAAGTATTCAATATGACCGGAGTGGATTGGATCAAAGCCTCCTGTAACTATGACTATTTTCATACTTTGTTCTCCTTCATCATATATTCTAAAGCAAAATTTGCTTTACTTGTATCTGAAATCATTTCTGTACGGTGTTGGATTATTTGAGGATGTACCCACCAGTCTTCGTAATTTGTATCTTTACTTGTAGATATATCATTGCCAACTAATACATACCCGGCTTTAGATAATACGTCACGGGATTCGTTTCTGAACTTATCTCCCCACCATATAGCATTGTGCTGAAACTGTATAACACCAAAACGATATTTATTGAACGGTATTTTTTGTAAAGCGTGCAATGAAGCATGTTCTGCATTAATTCTAAGATAATCTACATAATCATCTACACAATTACTTTTAAATAGCAACTTATAATCTATTTTAGATGCATCGCCTAAAATCATAGTAGATTTTCTTTGTTTAACAAATTCAGCTGCTGCTCTTTCATCGTTATCAATAGAAATTCCAGTCCAACCAAATTGGTCTTCAAGTAAAGCTGTATTGCTAAAGACGTATGGATCTCCCGATCCTAGTTCTATAAATTTTCCATTTCGCTTTCCATGTAGCATAGAAAGAACAAACATGTCTTGGTAATGTCTTGCGTAATTTTTTTCAATGTTTTCTATACCAGCAAATGGAAATTTATATGACTCTAAATCTTTTTTCTCATATGGTACTCGATGAGGGTATCCCGATGAAGCCATCCATTTGTCTATTTCTTTGTCATGCGCTTCATCATGGTGTGTCAGGTGCTTAAAGTTAAACAAACTAAGTTTACTCGATTCGTTACCATGAACCTTCCAATTAGATACAGCGTTTATATATTTTAAGCCTTGGGGTCCTGGGTACGGTAAATCATCGTCAATAGTTTCACTATCTACGTGTTGCAAACCAAGCATTGAAATCAAATAACCATCCTGCCAACGAGATCTTTGTAGTGCTTCCATATGCGCTAAAAAATAATATGCTTCTGGTCTATTGGGAAGAACGGTAATTGCAGATTTAAACAACGAATCAACTGTTTCCCATCTATCTGGATTTCGCTTGTATATGTTACCCATAGAAACTAGGCTTTTATATTGTATCCACTTTTCTTCAAAAGTTTCTCCATTATTAAATTCCGAAGCTCTCATGTAAAACGAAAAAGCACCAGCACCTTGCTTAAGCTTATCATATTCCCTAGCAAGCTTGTATAATTTATATGGATTTTTATGATCTAAGACTACATCTTTTAAAAGTTTATTCATTATGTATTACCCATCATTTAAGAATTCAAAAAACACGTTCAAAGGTATTTTTAATATAAAGGAACAATTATCAGATAAACCATAAGAAATTAACATGTTGCCTTTGTGTATTGAAGCACCAACTGCGAACTCAATGTTTCTTTCTTGCTTTTGAACATCATCATACCAAGCTCCCATAAAATGGAATTCTTTCGAGGTATGAATTAAGTTCCAATCTTCATCCCATACAATAGCCCTATGGCCATAGTTTCCATCTTTTCTATTGAAGGGATCTTTAAGCAAAGTAGTTTCGTGTACAAACGCGAGCTTTCTTCCATTACCAATGTCAATAACTTGAGAACCGCCACGGAAATCATGCTGAAATGCTACGTTTTTAAGTTTTTCTTTTACTACTACATCAACACATTCACCTGTTTCAATATCATATTTTACGAGTTGGAAGGGGTTACACCATTTCACAAAGTGATAAGGCATATCTAAAACTGGCATCCAATTTTTTTCGCAGTAACTACCGTCACCATTTGGGGCAGGAATAGGATGTCTACTTATTTCTTTCCATTCTTTTTCTTCATCATTAAACTCAACATGGCAAAGTTCCATTCGACCTTTACCTTTGTCGTCATAGCAATCTCTTCGCACACCACATAGATAAAGCTTATCATCCCATTTAAATAACCTTGCGTCTTCAAGGCCAATGAAATTCCAAGTTGGCTTTGTATCTAAAGCCATATTTACTCGGCCAGAGTTTAAAACATTCATGTCTTGATCGAGCTCAGCAATAACATTATGAGTTCTTAATGTAACATCTGATTGTGGATGAACGTATACCAAATGACCCCACTTGTGAGGAAATTTGTTTGCTTCGCTATGAAAAAGAATATAGTTTACATGCCTAATGTTTACTAATATTTTACCTTCGTCAATAAAAATCGAAGGATTCATAATCCCACCTTCATTTCCCAATACTTCTTGTGGTAAAAATATTGGGTGTAAAGATCCGCCTCTATTAAGGGCGTATGCGGCTAAGCCGCCAACATGCAAATCGTGCATGACACCTCCATACTATAAAATTATAAAACTATTTATTGTTTTTAATC